TTAAAACATTGTTAGTTAATGAAAAAACTATATTGTTATTTACACGACTCTAATATTTTATTAACGTGGTGTGAAGAATATTTCGTTCCCCATTTAACAGTATAGATATTTAAATGTTCTATGTGCATATATTTATTGCCAATGCTTCAGTAAGTTTGGATCAACTAACTCATTCTGTTTAACTTTCCCTCTATCAGGTGTAGGTTGTGGTAGTAGATCTATATTAAAGACACAAAGGATAGGTGTTTCCCTATAAATTTTTGTTTCCAAATCGTCATCATCCCAACTACGGCCTCGGTTATACGAGTACGCATAGTCTGAAGGAAAATGATCCCATAATTTTTTACCCCAATCACCCCATCGCCATGAGTGATAGTTATCTGTTCCGTCTGTAAATGTAAACCAAATTTTATCCTGATGTTCTAATACATCGTGCCATATACATTCTGCTTGATCGTCACTCCATACTTGGCAGCTACCATTTGTGTATGCTCCATGTGATAACTTAAATCGTCTTGTTTTCATTGGGCGAGGATCTTGCCACCAAGATCTAAGCTTGGTTGGCCTTTCCATATTGTAAGTAATCAAAGGCTCTATGTCATTTTGTATGATAACATCTAAATCGAAGAATATAAATCTGCCTGTTGGTTTATCCTCAGCAAAATTGTGAGTATTAAATACCATTGTCTTAGGCCTGTCCCAACATCTAGCCATACCATATTTAAAGTCGTCTTTTTGAAACCAATACTTAGGGTGTATGTTTGGTATGTCTGGAAAAGGAATTACTTTTATATCATCATCGAAACCCTTGGCATCATCTGTATAACAGTAGAAATGGAAATCGTGTTTAGGATCTGTGTGCCTTCTGGCCATATTTTTTAATCTATTTACAAAATGAGGACCGTATTTACTACCCCATTTTGAACATACAATATTAACTCTCATATGATAACCTTGCTATAACATATTTTTTGGCGTATTGTAATCCTTCACCTGCGAGTTGATCAACAATAGCCTGACATTTTTCTTCGTAACTGTTTATGCTTGTGTGTATTATGATAGTAGAAAAAGCAGCTTCTCTTACTAACTTGACTAATCCATTTTCTGCATTATCAAATCTACCTTGTATTATAATTCCATTTTTTATTTTTAACATATTCCTTCCTGTTCATTATGTAATACTTGTGGGTTCAATTTTAATAAATTATTAAAGTACCCCTTATAAAAATCATTAGTAAATATAGTTTCTAAATTATTATTACTAATATTATTCTTGTCCCAATCATATAATAAATCTGTTTTATGTTCGGGAGAGTCGTGTGCTGTTGCAACGTTTAATGCTACAATTTTAAACGGGAAAACATTTCCATTAGCATCTAAGTAAAATTGATTTTTAACTTTACCTTCGCATTCAACATGTGGACTAAAAACAATCTTTCTTTCTTTATATATGTCGTCTTGTTGAACTGTTTTTAGTGTATGAAAATCTATAAGACTATAATCAGGCATTTCCTTTTTAATTTTTTTCTTTTTAGGTTTGACTTCTTCTTTCATTTCATTTTTATATATGAAGCCAGTAAATTTATACTGTTTAGATAATGCCTTAGCTTTCTTTAGATCATCTACCTGAGATAAATGTGTCTGTGTATAATGCCAAAACACTCTACAACCTTGCTTTATTAATACGTCAGCCCTTTTTAAAACTTCTTCGTCTGGGTTCGCTGTGTTTATGTGGATAGTTATATTGCCAATATTTTTAGCATTCGCATCAAACTTGTCGTTCCATTCAGAAACAAAGTTATTATAGAACAACACACCCAAATTATTCCACCATATAAGATCATGTTCTTTTGCTTCTGTTTCCATATCAATAGCTATGCCCCAATCAGCCATTAAGTATTGACATATTTCAATTAATTCTGGATTGGTAATGGGTTCACCTATAAGTTTAATCCTTTTAAATTTAGATCTTGTTATAAAATCAAAGTCAAAGTTCTGTTCTATTAACCTTCTGGTTAGGTTTTTCTTGCCGTTGGATAATTCCATTTCAACTCTTTCAGGTAAATAAGGGTATAAATCGGTTTCCCTATTGTATCCTAATGTCAACTGATCTTTTGTAAAGTCCTCATACCAATAAGGTAATACAACTATATCGCCTTCAGTCTTTTCTGGATAGTTATGATTTGTATTTTGTATAAAAGAGAACTCAGGAACTTCATTACTATAAAAGGCATCAGTAAATGAATGATTTTGAAATGTCATATCGTCTTCCATGTCATCCCATTTTGTTAATATTTTTTCTACTTGTTCATTACGATTACAAACATAACAGAAATTACCATCTTCTAATATTAATTTATCTATACCTTTAGTCTTATAGTTAAAGAATTCTTTAGGATTGTTTAGTATAACATTAGGCGTTACAAATAAGGATACGTCTCCTGGTTGTGTATGTTGCATTATGTCTATCTCTAACCAGTCTTTTCCATACTTAGGAACATGAAAAGTTATGCCTTGTATATAACCTTCTTTCTTCTTAGTGGTTTCTAACAACTTCATTTCATCATCGTTGGTAAAGACAATGAAGTCAAAGGGTTCTATAATCAGTTTCTTCGCCTGAGTATAAAAAGCGTTTATATGTCGTTGACTATAATTGCTGTCTAGCTGATTAGCTATTAGTGTTACCATGCCAAAGTCTCAAAAGTTTCTCATCTTGTAATTCATCAATTTTAATCTGTCCCTTTGCTATCGGATGCGGAGTTAAGTCCGTATTGAATATACAAAGTTTACAGCTTTCTCTATATTTATGTCGTTCTAAATCGTCCGGATAACGCATTCCTCTATTGTAAGAGTACGACCATTCGTAAGGTATGTTAGTCCAAAATTCTCTTTGTCTCCAATAGTGATAGTTATCTGTCCCTTTAAAGAACGTTCTAAAAATTTGTTGCTCTTCAACTAACGCATCATCAAATATATGTTGACATTGATCCATGTTCCAACACATCATACTTGAATTAAAGTATGTACCACGAACTTCTATAAATTTTCTATCGTGTTTATGCCTAGGGTCTTGCCAAGTGCTATGTACAATTCTAGGTTTTAAAGCGAGTTCGTCTAAGTCGGTTATGTCGTTTTGTATTATTACGTCAAGGTCAAAGTAGGTCCATTTCCCTACAAATCCAAGCCATTCGTGAGAGTTAAACACAAGAAACTTGGCTCTGTCCCAACAATAATTCTCTTTTCCAAACCAATACTTAGGATGTAGCGGTTCTATATCTGGTATTTTTTCCGTAGAACATTTTAAACCTTTCGGCTCGTCAGTAAAACATGTAAAGGTAAACTCTTTGTGGTAGTTTTCCTGCACCATACGATACAGGTTATTTACATATTCGGGCGAGTATTTAGTGCCCCATTTGATGCAAACAAAATTCATCATATTCTTTTTCAATCTCCGGCCAGTGTGTTAGCCCATTTAATATACATATCGAGTATTCAGGTCTATATTTTCTTCCTGCAAATAGATATGAATACACTTCATGTTCTGGTAAGTGTTCAAATGTAAACCCTTCATGATATAAAAACGTATCATCTCCATTAGGATACTTTACTATATATTCATCCTTTTTCTTATTATAATATTCGTAAATATGTGTTAGATCTTCCCAAAGCATTACACTTGAGTTGAAATTGCTTAGTGGAAAGTCTGATCTATACGGAAAATCATGGATGTTCATTTGTTTTATACCTTTATCTTTCCACCACGTCCATATTATTAAGGGTGTTCCGTTGTATAAATCAAACAAATGATCAATTGGCTTCTGAATTCTAACGTCTAAGTCTAGGTATAGTATGGTTCCTAAATCATTATGTTTAAATAGATTTAATTTCTCCATACACCCTGGGTCGGGTTCATTATCCATATAAATAACTTGTATATTAGGATCCAAGTCCTTTGGATCATCAGTTACACATACATAATTAAACTTGCCTTCAGTATGTTCATAGATTGAATTGACGGCATTTGCATCATATTTGTCACCATATTTTAATGTTAAAATAGTTTTCATTGTAATCATTAATATTTATAAATAAGATAAACAACAGTTTTAGAGATTGCGAGATGGCCACAGTACAAAATATAACTATTGACCAAGGTACGACGTTTAGTCTGACGATTAATCTCACGAATGATGATAATTCAGCCAAAAATTTAGCGAATTATACAATAGCATCACAAATGAGAAAATCATACGAGGGGACGACCAAAACGGACTTTACTACGGCAAAAGTAGATGCAACAGGCGAAGTAACAATCTCATTGACCGCAGCTCAAACCACAACGGTTAAAGCAGGGCGGTATGTATATGATGTAGAGATCACAGGAACAGATCCTGTGGAAACTCTTAGAGTATTAGAAGGCCTCGTAACAGTAACCCCACAGGTAACAAAAGCAGCGTAGGAGGATAGATGGCAGTAACAGTTACACCGCAGTCCGGACTAAAGGTAAACGTAGGTTTAGGAGCCGCGCGTGTTGTTACAACACAAACTACTTCTGCTAAAGTGGGGACTTCATTAGATGATCTATCAAGTGTAGATACATCTGGTGTACAGGATGGTTATACATTAGTTTATGATACGACAGTAAATAAGTGGGTGGCGCAAACATTGTATGCAGCACCCCCAACTACAATCGATGGTGGGACATTTTAGTCACAATAACAAAACATTTAACTAGGAGAAATTAAATGGCAACAACAATTCAAATTAAAAGAAGCACGGGCTCAGCAGCCCCAGCAACTACTGATTTGGTTGAAGCTGAATTAGCGTACTCTGAAGATAGATCAGGCAGTGGTGCAGCAGCCAAACTTTATATTAGTTCCATTAACTCAGGTGGGTCGGAAGTAATACAATCGGTTGGCGGTAAATACTACACTGATATTATTGATGCAGCAGCAACAGCAAATACAGCTAGCACTCTTGTAAAGAGAGATGGTAGTGGTAACTTTGCGGCTGGCACAGTAACTTTTGGATCGCTAAGTGATGGAACAATAACAGCAACAGCATTCGTTGATGAAGACAATATGGCTTCCAACAGTGCTACGTTGATTCCAACACAGCAGTCTGTGAAGGCTTATGTGGATGCTCAAGTAACAGCACAGGATATGGACGTAACGTCTGACTCCGGTACTATAGATGTAGATCTAGATTCAGAATCTTTAACTATTGCAGGGGGCACAGGTATTTCTACAAGT